GGCAGATTTTCTACATACCGAAGCGCCATCGCAGCCTCGTCGGCCGTGCGCATACCGCCTGCACGCTCCACTGCTCCAGTCACCGGACGTCGAGCACCGCCGCTCATGGCGGGGGATCCCGGTGCCGCCGGAGGCAGCAAGAGTTGCGCGGGTCCTTGTACTTCGTTTATCTTTGCGACACCAATAGCAGCTCTCTGCATCCGTAGATATTCGGCCGTCAACCTTCTTGCCGCCCCAGCGGATTCATCCGTTCTGGCTGTAAATTCGCGTTGACGGTCAGCCAGTTTTTGTGCCTGTCTAGCCGTTTCGGCGGCAGCGGCGGATGTTTCTCTGTTTATTTGCGCTTGTACCTTGCTTTCTTCTTTGAGTAGTTGTAGTTTTCTAACAAGAGCTTCAGTGTATTTTTTGACGTCATTAAGTTGATTAGATCCGGCAACTTCGGCTAGCTGGTCGAATTTCTTTTTGGCGTCCGCAACGTTTAGACCTTGCTGTTCGTAGTCAGCAATTTGTTTAGCAAAACCACGTAGTTGCGATAGAGAAGCAGCTCGTGCGCGTTCGTTCCTGCTAACAGTGTTGGAGTATTCGACCATACGGCCAAGCTCTGTTGCCAGAGCCTGTACCGCAGTTACATTTCCCCTATCTTTGAAGAACTTAAATGCTTGCTCTATTTGAGCTATCTGACCTTCAAACTTCTTAAGACCCGCTGCACCACTGTTGGTGGCTTGTGTTAAACGCCTTTCGTACAGATCAACGGCGGCGTTTAATCTGCTTTGTTGTACAATTCTTTTTTCGTTTTGTGCTACTTGTTTTAAGGTGGCTTGAGCTGCTCGCTCCAGCTCGGTTACGTGCTGTTTTGCGAGTTGTAGAGTAGCTTCTGTTGCTTTGGCATTTAGTATACCGGCTTTTTCTATTTTGCCGATTGTTTTATATAGGTCGTTTATTTGGCTTTGGACGCCTTTAAGAGCCTGCTCGCCTTGGACGATCAGTCTGATTACGGCATCGTAATTAGCCACGGACGCTACCAAGTCGTGTTAGCAGTCTACCTAACAAAAAAGCCGCCGGGTTAGCGGCGGCGTTTGGCTTTCTCGTACGCTTCCTTCTCGGCGTCGGCCTGAAGTTTGAAGTACGTGTGCCAGCCGATCAGCTCCATGTCGGTCATTCGGCTGCGTAACTCGGACAACGTCAGTCCCAGTTTCTCGGCTACGAAAAACTGGATGTACAGGTACGTGTCCTTCTTGAGTTCGATTTCAAGTGCTTTTGTTGTCTAGCTCCTCCGAATCGTCGGTAAGGATCGCCAGCATCAGGGACTGGAGGTCTTTGTCCTTGACCTCGTTCTTCAGCACGTCGATCTCGGCGGCCTTGAACATCCGGGCGCCAGTCTCATCACAGGCTTTGGTAAGCAGCAACTGGAGTGCGAAGGCTCCAGCGTCGTCGGACTTGGCCTGTTTTTGGGCGCGTTCACGCTCGGCCATGGTCAGGGGGCTGACCCACATCTCGAACTTGCTGCCATCGCTCAGTTCGACGACCTTTTTGGCGGGCTCCAGGTTGGCGGCCTTGCGCAGGCGGTCGATTGCGCTTAGTGCGGCAGGCATGGAAACTTCTAGAGAAGACGTGTTTAGTGTAACGCAGTAGCAAGAAAAAAGCCCCGGCATAACCGGGGCCCTTTTGTTTTAGGGGACGGACCAGACTATCAGGACTTGCTGAGGTCGAAGGTCGGAGCATCGCTAGGACGGAACGCGATTTCCACGCTCTGGCCGTCGTCGGGGTTCACCGTCAGGCTGGCAGACGTCAGGATCACGGGGACGGTGATCGAACGGCTGGCAGTTTCGTTGACGGTGCCGCTGGCAACAACGCGGTCGATGTACAGCTTCATCGTGGCGCCACTCTGCTCGCGTTGGATCACGTCCTCGATCATCCGGCTAGCCAGGCTGGTGTCATCGTCGGTGGTGTACACCGTGGCAGAACCAGAGCCATCCGCGAAACCGGGGATGTATGCACGGAAAGACGTGTACTGACCGACTTCCTGACCGATGGTTGTAACGTCGATCTCGGCGCGAGTGATTTCGAAGCTCCACTCACGAACGGACCCGACAACCACGGGGGCGGTGTAGGTGATGCTGGCAAACAGAGCGCCAAAACCAGTAGGAAGTGCGGTTGCGGTCACGGCAGAACCACCAGCAGTCGAGCTGAGGGTCATGATGCCCGTGGAGGCAACGTAGGTCTTGACGAAATAAGGGCCAGCGGGAATAGCGTTGGTGGTGGTGGCGCCGACCGGGTAAGCCAGGGTCACAGGGTCATTGACCTTGAAGCCCAGGTAAGAACCGACGGTGATGTTGGAGCCAGTTGCAGGAAATGCACTAGCAGCCAGAGTGGTGACAGAAGTTCCGGCAGGGGAGTAATACAGGGCGCCGGAAGTGCCCGAGAGAACGGTGGCCATGGATAGTACCAGGGGAAGTTGACGGTGCGGGCACTGCCCGGCTTAATACAGGTTAGCTGTTGCAGTGACCCAGTACTAGGAAATTACTTGGGCCTGGAATCCTGCGGAGATGCGTGAAATAAAGAATGGTGTAAATGCCCGACGGGATTGTTGGTCTGGTGTTGTGCCACCGTAATCGGGGCTAAATGCGGGGCCGTCGATAGAACCAGTGCGTAGATAGATGCCTGATGCAGATTTAGCTTGGTTGTTTATGTCCTGTAAAACAGTAGCGGCGACGTTGACTAGGGTCTGGTTGCGGGCGGGGCCTTTGCCCTTTGGTGTGTACGTGCGAATGACGATTACACCTCGGACGTAATCCGGGTTTCCGGTGAGGGCTGTTTCTGTTGTTAGGCCAAATTGGATGTTCACATCAACGAACTCTTTGGCGCTATCCGACCCGTCGTTCATGACGTTGTCGAAGTACACCGGAACCGGCGGCGTAAGTCCGTTGTAAGCCGTCAGCAACGGGGCCTCAAGTACAGCACGAACGGCTTGGTAGTTAATCATGAGGGTGGGGCGAGACGCACGCCGCGTTCAAGGGCTTTCTGCATTTTGCCGCCTTGTACGAACAGCGGATACCAGTCAAGCGGTGCTGTACTCCGTGCATTACCCCTGCCCGATTCAATAGCACCGCGCTTCCCGGACTTGGGTCGAGTACCACGTGCAACGACATCTCCCTGTGGAGGGAAACCGGGATACCGGAACTGCTCGCGTGGAACATCCACAAGATCCATCGCAATAGGAGCATGTGGTGCGACGTTACTGATAATGAACTTGGTAACTCGCTGGACTTCTCGTTTGGTGGCAGGAAGTTTAGGAATGTCCCTCAACGTATAGGGATAAGAACCGGCTCCCACTCCACCGCTAGGTGCGTAGGCTTGCCAACTATCTTGAAAGTCGCCACTCCAGTTGGGTCCGGCATCGGCTAGACCGTTCATGATTTCTTTTGCGGCACTGCGGGCAAGATTGTTTGCCCAGTTGTATGCGTCGCGTTCGAGGTCTGTGAGTTTTGCCATTACTGCGGCCTCACGATGAGAGTGTGCATGATGGGGCGCTCACCTTTGTAGGTCTTGACGTTGATGATGCGGCCTGTGCGCAGGGTGCCGTTATCCGTGTATTCGATTTGGTCGCGGATACTTGGGGTGTACGTTCCAAGCTCGGCATTGCCGAGCAGCATCTTGACGTCGGTTGTTTGGTAGGTGCTGTCGAATTCTTCCGGCTTGAGTTGAGTTACTAGGACGCGGACGGTGGTTCTGGTGCTGGTGTTTAGGACTTCGCCACGGGATGGGACGTAGGTGTCGGTGGCGCTGAATTTGATGTACGTGACGTCCTGGCCCCGCTGCTGTAAAAGCGGGCCCGGCAATGCGTTAAAAACGGTATCGACTTGGCTCATCAGCTTCTATATAGGCGGATGGGGGAGGGCCCGGTGACGCCCTTGGCCCAGCACTTCAGGAAACTACGGAGCCAGGGGAGGGCGTCGGTGATGCTCTGGAGAGATTCGACCTCGCCTTGGCCGCGATACTTGACGCGCAGTTCGCCCAGTTCCACCTCGTCGTAGCTACCTGGGGCGGTGACGACACCACGCAACATCGTGGGGTTGCGGAGGAGGGCCAAGGCGGCCTCACAGGTGGCGTCCTTGATCTCTCGGGGGATGAAGGAGGCGGTCGCTTCTACACCGTCGCAGGTGACGTCTGTGCGGGGCCATTTCAGGGCCTGGGTGGTGGCGGAACGGTCGCCGTAGAACTCCACCGTGTCGAGCCAG